TCGCCCTCGGCGCGCACGTTCAGCAGGAAGCCGGCACCGCTTGCGTTCAGGATGCCGCGGTCGCGTCCGCTTACCGGCTGGCCACGCTTCTCCGGATGCAGCGTCAGGACCGGCGCCATGTTGGCGACGGCCGCCCATGCCGGCGTGATGGCGTCTGCGGGCAGGAACGTGCGGCCGAGATTGTTTTGCAGGACTTGCGACTTGACCAGCACGGCAGGGAACACGCGATGCGGCCGGCCCATGAACTCATCGTCACGGCCCGCCCCAATCGCCTGTACTGCGAAGTCTACGCGCTCCATGGATGGAAGGTGCGCGCTATTGCGTAGGCTACTGCACTAGCGTTTTGCTAACGGTTCGCGGATTGTGGACAGTCTACGCGGCTGACTTGTGGTGCCGAATGTACCAGCTCATGATGCGCCACCTTGGCGGACCACTGCCCGGCAGGCGCCTCGCAATGCGGACGACATACTGGCGGATCGTACCGTAGGACAGATCGAGTTCGCGCGCAATCGCCTTGTCGCTCAAGCCTTCCGCGATGAGCGCGGCGACCTCGGTCTGGCGTGGCGAAAGCTGGGTCATGGCTTGCGGATCACGAGTTCGGCACCAGACTCGATCGCCCAGATGATAGCCCCGACCCGCTCGATCGCCGCCGCGAGGTCTGGCACATACCACTCCGTGCGCGCAGGATCTACGGAGCTGTCACCGACCCACATCACACCACAGTCCGGGTCCATGCCCAGACGTTTTCCGGGGGTCCGCTGAAGCATCAGCATGGCTTCAGCTATAGGCCCTACATCCGGCGGATAACCCGCAGTAGCTATACGGCTGGGGATGTTCGGCAGGAAAAGCTCGGGCTCGTCTCTCATAGCACCCCCGTCAGTCCGGGAAACACCAAACCGACGCCGCATCGGCAGTTGACTTCAATTGGCGGGTCCATGAAGCTGCCGAGTGGTGTGCGGAACGGCTCGTCCAGCCCAACGCCGTCCGGGTTCATGCCCGGCACTGCGGCGTGTGTTTCGCGCAGCCGGTCGTCGGGCGTCACGATGAACATTCTGCGCGCTGTCGCCGGCAGCACACCGTCGCGCGTTGCCTGTCGCCACGATACACGCTGGCCGTGGTGGCTCGCCCGCAGTGTCTCGGTCCTCGCGATGTTCAACGCGCGTCGGTTGCGCAAGCTCTCGGCATACCGGCGCTCCATACGCGAAATGAACGCCTCGTCTATCGTGCCTTCCCGGATGCGCTTGCGAATCTGCGCCTTCTCGACGGCGGACAGTCGGCGGGTGTGGGTGAACCGGCCGACTTCCAGTTCACGACGCAGGTTGAGCGGCGCATTGGCCCAGTTCGGCGGCAGCCCGACGACTTCACGGATGGCACGCGCCTGCTGTTCGACCGTCAGCCCGACCTCGTTGCCGAGTGCCACGACAATGCGTATCGCCTCGCGCACGTCCTCACCGACCGCGACCACAAGTTCCGCCGTCTGCGTGCGAGCAAACATGACCACGTTCGGATCAAAGGCGTTGAAGCGAAACGCCAGCCCGCTCGCATCGCTCAGGATCTCGGCACTCGCGCGCCCGGTCGCTGCCGCCGTGTTGGCCAACGCACGGCGTAATGTTTCGTCCGTGCCAATGAAGCCTTCCAACCGGCCGGCGCCAGCAGCGCCCGCGATTAGGTTGAGGTTGCCGGACGCAATCGCAGACAGCAGGTCGGCCTCGTCAATGTGCGCAATCAGCCGCTCAATCGACCGCAGGAACGCCGCAGCCACGGCCGGCTCGAACCTGGACGCGATCCGTTGCGCAATCGTGTAGAACCGCGAGCGTGGTCGGCCGGACTTCGGCGGTAGCTGCTGGACGGCGAGGGCGGTCATGGCACGTACCCGGCACGGCGAGTGCCCGGCCTGCAACGGCACGGCATACTCGGACCCGCGCAGTCTGGCGCACAGCCTCGCTCGTTGCCGACATGGGCCGACCACGGCTTGCCGACATGGTACTCGCACGACCAGCCCGAGCCCAGACATTCGGGACACTCGACGTTCGGCGGGCCGAGTGATTGCTCGACGGTCAGGAGGGCAGTCACGGGCGGATGTCGCGCTTCGGAACCAGCCCGACAGAATACAGCTTACCCGGCCGGAGTATCGTCACATCGCCTTGCTGTGTCCGCTCGACCACTTCGTACGCGAGGTTCATCTCGTATTCATTCGCATCGATGGACGGTCCCACTAGGGGGACGCCCTCGGTCCGGCTTCGCCACGCCACGAACGGAACTGCCAGTAGCGTGAGCGCCGACCCGAGAAATGACTTTCTGTCCATCGCTCCCCTCACTTGCCACACAGTGGGCACGGCTCGCCCGAGTCAGCCTCGTACATGCCGGCTATCGACGTGGTGTCACGTGCAACACGGACCGCCTCGTCCGGCTGCACACCTTCGGCAATCAGCGCCGCCTTGAGTGCGGTAAACGCTTTGGCCCACGCCAGCGCGTTCTGGCCGAGCGCGGCGAGCTGTTCCGGATTCATGCGGCTTCGTCCATTTCGCCGCCCGTATCGGCCGGCGGTTCGAGGGATCAGCCACACATTACGATCTTCGTCGACCTCAACCGACAGCGTCGGGTCGCCACCAATTGGAGTAAGAGCGGCGGCGGCCTGCGCCCGCTTCAGGTTGGCCTCCGCGACGTCGAGTTCCGGCACCTGGAACAGCGTCGGCCATACAACGTCATAGCCTTCCTCCCCCGGACGGGTCAGCCCTTTGCGAGCGACCAGCCGGTCCAGGAACGGACGCAGCGCCCGCGGCTCGGCGTGGTTCTTCTGGCGTTCGGCAATGCTGCCAAGGTAGGACTTCTGGTCCTCGGTCGATGACCGCTCGCCGGTTTCGCTCCCGAACAACATGCGCTTGGGGATGCCGCACCCGGCCGAGATGCGGGTCATGTACAGATCGGCAGCGGCCTCCGGGTTCGGCTCCGACTCGGCCAGCCGCTTGAGTTCGATGTCCTGCCCGTAGAACGTGCGGCGCAAGTCGTGGTACAGTTCCTTGAGCGCGGTGTCCAGTTCTTCCAGTTCCTCATCGGTAATGCTCGCCTGCTCACGCTTGGCGCCGATCACGGCTTGCAGGATCCCAGCTACGCGCTGCCAGAACGCCTCGGCCGTCGATGTGCTGATCTTCTGGAGGTCGTGGAGGTCGTTGTAGATCCGCCGCAACGCCTCCCGACCGTAGACCTCATCGTCAAGCAGGCCCTCAGCGATATGCAGGCAGTGCGACCAGTGGACCTCAAGCGTGCCGGGCTTGCCGGTCATGAAGCCTGTGACGCCAGACCCGAGGTTGATCTTGTAGGTCAGCGGCAGGCCGAACCGTGGATCCGCGCCATCCTCCACCCATGTGTTGATCTGCGCGTGGACCTCGCTGTACGGCGCAAGGAATAGCACGTCATCAGGACCGCGCAGGTTGCGCATCGGCTGCTTCAGCAGGTCGTCGGTCGCGCCCGTCCCGATCAGCACGACGGAATAGCGGCCAATGCGTGCCAGCCGGTCCGCTCGCTCGAACATAGACCAGACGCCGAGCCGGTCGACCAGGGTAGCGACCTCCTCGGTGAACGGTGTCCCGTCCGGCTTGTCCGGCTCGCTGATCTCAGGCGGCGCGCGCCACGTCGTTTCAGCTACCATGTCGACGATCTGGCCAGCAATCGGGTCGCGCTCGTACAGGTCGCGGAACTGCCTGTAGCCGAGTGCTCGCGGGTAGCCGCCAACCGCGTAGATGTCGCGCTCCTTGCCGTATTGCAGGCCGTGCTGCGCCGCTACCCGTTGACGGACCAGCGTCTCAATCTCGTTCAGGATGATCTGGTGGCCGCGGTTCGCTACCGCTACGCCGTTGGTCTCGCTCATGCGGCCTCCCGCGCTTTCACGGCTCGTTCGAGGGCGCGAAACTCCCGTTCCAGCGGATCCGTGAACTCGCCGCGCGCCTCAGCCAACTCCAACGCCTCGTCCAACGTGATCGGAACTCCGGCATACCTACGGGACCGCACATAGAGATCAAGCAACCCATCCGGAATCTTGCGGCCCTTGTAGTCTCTCACGCAGCCTCCTCGAAGCAGCCCAGCCATTCGCAGTCCGGCTCGCCCAGCAGGTCCCGTGTTCGGCCGGACATGCTGCGAACCCGATCCATCATTCTACGGCTTACGGTGTCCTTTTTCCACACCCGCCAGTGACTGTCGCCGCTGTTCCATACCCGCGTCGGCTGGTGCTCGACCGATTCTGCGAAGTGCGGCTGCTTGTCCATCGGTACCCCGCAGAGGATGACCGTCGTGCATTTCAGGTGGTCGAGCGCAACCGTAACGCCAAGCAAGCCGCTGGACCCGCCGCCCCACGGCTGGATATTGTGGTCGACCTTCTTCTTCTGGCGCGAGCCCCACGTTTCGTACTGGCCGGGGTGCGCGTGCTTGCGTCGGATCTGCTGCCACTTCGGTAGCTTCTCAGCGTGCAGGCTGCACCAGTGGTCCAGTCGGCGAGGCCAGACGCAACCCACGTCGTTGACCGCGAGCACGAGCCCGTTCCACGGCCGAC